GTACGCTTGCTCTGCAAAAAAACACCCTGTGAACGAGATCCTTTAGCACTATTACACGAGACGCAGCAAGCGACCATATTTTCTAATGAGATAGGGTCTCCACCCTTTTTGATTGGGATGATGTGATCAGCTGTTGTCGCATCTTGTCCACAATAGTGGCACACATATCCATCACGACTAAGCACCTGCAATCTCTTAGCCCTATATGTACGTGATAAGCGAGGGTCACCCTTTTTAGTAGCCAAGGTCTGACCTCTCTTGATATGTGGTATCTATATCATGACCACATATTGCACACATATACCAAGGCGCATAGTCCTTGTCATATTTGGTCATAGTGGCTACCTCAAACGATTGGCCACATCTCCTGCATAAAGCTTTATCCTGAGTCATTTAGTGCCAGCCCTTTAGTTTCCAGTGATCCCATGCCCCACACATAGAACCATATCTATGGTAGTTATATTTGATGCCGTAGTCTATCTGTCTTGTCGCAGACATATTAGCTATTAGAGGATTCTTTAGTTGAGGAATCCCATAGCTTTGAATCTTGCCTTTCTCATTACCGATGGCATATCGATTAAAGGCTGACTCTTTACCATAGAGCTTAATAAGGCATAAAGCCTCATGCTTTGAAAGTATTAGTCTTATATAGTCTTTAGGATGAATTGCATCTATTGAAGGCTCATCTAAGGGCGCAGCTCCTATAGATAGAGATAGCCCAATAGCTGCAGCTACCGAGCAAGCTATGCGGCTTAGGCCGCTTGCTCTGAAGCCCTGATGGCTTCTAGCAGAGAGCGTAGCACTGCCACCTAATACATTTGTAAAAGTGCTGGTCAGACCGGCGAGTCGCATCTAATCCACACCCTTGTGGATGACGTCTGTGGATAACTCTTTACAGCAATCGCCTAGCTTGTAGACGGTTTCAACACCCGATCGATAGTAAAGCTCGATGATGGGCTTCATGCAGCACCAACAAATTGTCTTAGCGCCGATTGTCGGCTGCGTACATTCCTGAGATTGGTAAGAATCCGACATTAGAGTAAACCTTCCTCATCGTCTCGCCACATATAGGGCACTCAAGATCATGCGGCTCGTTGATTTTGTATTCTTGGTCATATCGACAGTTACAAGCGCATTGCTCGTTATTGCACTCAAATTCATATACTGGCACTTGACGCCGTCCCCGTGCCATCGGTCTTATAGCAAGTCATACACATAGCGCCCTCGATCATCCATGCGCCACACCATCGGCAACGCGTAGGGCTCATTTTATCGCTATCGGTCTGTAATGTGCCATATCCGGCCTTGATTAATAGTTGCACCAAATCGCCCATAGAAAGGAAGGCTAAGAAATCCTCCGGCCTCTCACCCTGTCCGTTCATACGGACGCACACAAGCGACATTTCGCCTGACTTCTCCGTGCGTTTCTGCGATTGGCGCAACCAAGCAAGCGGCGCGAAGTCTGATCTTGCTTTGATTTCTAAATCAAAGGGCACATTTTGAACGTCTTTACCGTTGCCGCGTCCGACTGTAGCCCCATGCCACCATTGCTGCAAATACTCCGCGACCACTCGCTCTGTGCGAAATCCTCGAGCTTTTCTATGCTGACTCATATCCGGCACCATAAAGCTATAACGCGACCGTGACCTTCAGGGCGCCTTGATTGAGTCCAGCCCACTCTGCGGATAAGCCCAGTGCGCCGCGCAGCTGTAAAGGCTGCTCCCACGGCGTTATTCTTATTCATAGCCACGTCGTGAGGCAGACCTATACCCTCGATGAGATCATCGGCCGAAAAGTCTCCATAAGCGCTAGAGAGCCACTTTTGAGCCCTCTCGTGCCAATCTGAAGCCCCTTTAAGTGCAATTGCTTGCCCTTTAGCCTTGAGGCTCAATCCAAGCTCTAATTGCTCCATTTCTTTTGAGCCTTCCACTTGCCGTCAGCGCCTACCTCATACCAAGCGATAGAGTCACAGCCTGAGCCGGTGTTTTTATTCCAAATCGAGCATTGATACTTCGCCCATGGCTTGCCATCTGACTTGCGCTGACCCTCTGACCATTTCATCTCACGTCCGCACTTACACATCGGCACCTCTTGAATCACGGTGCCATCAAGTACCTCGATGATATTCTCCACGATATTGCTTGTGTGGTCAGCTTGCTTGACTTCCTTTATCGTCCATGGATCCTCAGGGTTTGTTACCTGCATGATTTCCGCAGCTGTCTGTCGGTAAGCCGAAGTTGAGTCCACTCGACTCATATCTTCACGCGTAGGCTTGTGAGTGACTTCGAGAATCAAGCTTAAGGCTCGACCTACCGCTGAGGTTAAGGTGTCCTCGACATAGAATTTGCGCATCATGCTGTTATAGGTCGACGCGACTCCGAAAGCATAATCAATCGCGCTAGGTTCAATATCGCCATCACGCCAAACCTGTGCTTTAGCTAGGACTTCTCCCTTTTCATTGTTGAGGCTCACGACCTCCGCATGGATGCGGCCAAGCTTGTTAAGTTTTTGGAATCGAACGACTCTTTGAGCCACTGTTTCGTAATCATTGAGGTTGAAACTAGACATATAGATCATCACCTTCCTGTAGTTGAGCAGCTATTGCGACGTATCCGAGGGCGTCAATCCAGTTGTCCACCTTTCGACCATCCATACTTCGTGCAAGCTTGACCATTGCCATGCATACTGCGACGTGATGAGCTTCAATTGGCAATTCGAGGTATGCACTCCATAGTCGTGCTGTTCGCTGCATAGTGTCACTTGGGTGGCCATAGTCATTTTGCCTGTCTTCAAGGATTGCTTTTGACTCATTGAGATAATCCTTTGCCTTCATCGGTTTTGCCCTGCCTTGTATTCATCTGAGGCGCCTTGGATGTAGCCCTCTTGCTGGCCATCACTTCGGCCAAGCATGTAGCCCAAAACGGCGCACAATATTGTGTATAAGAAGATAGCGAAAAAGCTCATCTTTAGCGCCACCCTTCAGTCTTGTAGGTCGTGGTCAAAGTCCACTGATCTAGGGCGTTGTCATACATAGCCGTAAAGTCTTCCTCAAAGTCGATGAGGATGTCGCGGGCGAGAATAAGGGAAGCGTAATTCTCGAACCAATAAATATGTGAGTGATGGAAAGTATAAGACCCCTCAAAACGGCCTTCGCCTACCTGAGACATCCAAGTAGTTGCCTGCCATTCCATCGATGTTTCATGGAGCTGCTCGAAGTCAATCTCCTGTTGCTCTCTAACTGTCATTGTCATGATTTAGCCCTTTCGTTTGTCGTATCTCGACAAGGAAAAAGATACATCGGCGCAAGAATCGACACGCCCAAAACAGGCTCAAATTAGATAACGGTTTGATAACGATTTGGATACAAGAAAGGCCACCCCGCGTAAAGGTGGCCTTCTCGCAATCACGGACTCAATCGTAATTGTGGAGCTTCAGACTATATCTTTTGGATAATTATTTCAAGCATGCGCTCAACCCTGACCAGCCGGTCGTTCATTGATCCGCCCGAATTGGGTTTCAGCTCCGCTAGGTAGTGCTTTATCATGAAACGAAGCCCCGCAAATACACCACCCACACCCGTCACGACTGCCCCCACAAGTGCAGCCCAATCCACCGGACTCATAGTTTTCCATCATGCATGAGGAAGCCCAAGCTTGTCGGCTAAAGCCTTTACGGATTCACGGGAATTGACGATTTCAAAATGCATGTCATCTTTACGAGTCTTGAAGTCGCCTCCCCATTTAATGCCATACTTCTTACAGAGAAGGCGGATAGTGGCCTGCTGTTCTGCAGTGAACGTGTTGATTTTTCCAAGTGGATGGCGGGTTGCATTGAGATCAATTGCCGTACCTGAGGCGTGATTAGAAAGCTTAGCTGTATCACCCCGTACAGGTCGATAACAGTAGCCCCAATCGTCGAGGTCTCCTGTGTCGATAGGCTCGACCTTTTCGTGGAATTCTGCAGCAAAAGCGCTAAGGATTCGGCCAGCTGTTGCCTCTGCTCGAAGTCGAGTTTTCGCTCCCACGACCGGAAAGAGTTGAACGTTAATATCCGCAGGATACTTAGACGCAGGCCATCCATTAGCCGAGATTTCATTTGTCATCGATGGCGGCCTCTACTGAGTCAGCGATGATGTTTCCCACTGACTTTTTGGCACGATAGGCAGCAATAGCCGATTTGATTGACCGGCGTAAAGCTTCACCTGATATGCCTACAGTAGCAAGGATGGCAATTAATGATTTAGACAATTTGATGCTCCTCGTTTGTGCAGTCCCAACGCTTTTGTGCATTGAGCAACAATTCATCATGGCCGCATTCAGGCATGGGAGGTATGAATGCATCATCTATTGGGTCGTATGTGTAACCAATTCCTGCATAGTTATAGCGAATCTTTCCATTATAGGAAGTACGCTTAACTGTGTATGGAGTATTTAAAGCGTAATAAGTTTCCGGATCTAAACCGTCAATAAGTTCGTCCTCATCTTTTCCAACTGTTACGGCAACGACAATATTAGAATCGTTTAAATAAGCATAGTGAGCCATAAATATCCCTTAACTAATTGTGACTGTATCTGATACGCCAGCTGCTGTTACTGTGTAAATCTTATAACCGCCAGAAGTTGAGTTAGTCTGAGTCACTCCACCTGAGAATGAAGCTGTGCGAGTTGAAGGGATTTTAATAACTACGAGCCCCGAACCGCCTACACCGTAGTGATATGTCGCAGATGAGCCAGTTGTTCCACCACCGCCTGAGCCTGTATTAACTGTGCCGTCTCCTGCATTAGCTAAGCCACCGGTACCAAATCCACCACCGCCTGAGCCGCCAGCGCCGCCTGAACCACCCGGGTAAGAGCCGCCGCCGCCGCCAGCACGAGTTACTGCCGATCCTGTAATTGAAGAACTTAAACCATCTCCACCGGTGCCACCGCTGGACACAGTAGTAGCTCCGGCTGAACCAGCACCACCACCACCGCCGCCATAAGCGCCTTGTACTACGCTACCGCTTCCTCCTGCATAACCTTGTGCAGTTTGTCCCGCGCCGCCTGTAATACTTCCCGATGCAAATGCACCACCGCCTCCAGCGCCGCCTGTGCCGGGTGATATACCACCGCCCGCACCTTTTCCGCCTCCGGTAGATGTAATTGTTGCAAAGACTGAGTTAGAGCCGTCTACTGTAATGGCACCGCCAGCTCCTACTGTAATTGTGTATGGCGTTCCTAAAGAATAAGCAAATGCTGATTCAGCTGATGAACCACGTCCAGAAGTGCCGGCAGAAGTTCTGTAGCCACCTGCACCGCCACCTCCATTGTATCCACCGCCGCCACCCGCAATTACTAGGAAGTCAGCAGCTTCAACAACTGCTGGCACAGGTGGTGAGAAAATGCTTGCAACGTTGTTAAGCAATTGCGCCCACCACGTACCAAGTATCGGTTGCAGTCTTAATAAGAGCTGCAGATTTATATTGTCCGAGAGTAGGAGAAGCTGCAGTAGCGCCAGCTGATAGGACTGTTGTAGTGCCTGAGGTAACCGCTGAGATAGTGACTGTACCAGCGCCCTTATTGAGGACTGTAATAACAGAGCCCACTGCGATAGCAGCTGTAGCATTTGTAGGAATCTTCAAAGCAACCGCTGTTGCCTTATTCATCGGGATTAATACCTGATATTGGTCAGTAAGCGTTATGGTGTAGTCCGCTGTCTGATCTGCAGAAACCGCATAGGTCACAAGACCGTTATAGTCCGCCGCAGTGAAAATATCACCCGTTGCCGCTGGAAAGCCTGTTGCCATTTATTTGTCTCCTAGTAGGTCATTGCACTGACGCCGATTATACCGTTTACTGGGCTCCCAATCACGAAGCCATCAGTAATAGGTTCAAGCGTGGTCACGGTGCACATCATCATTTGAGGTGTGATTTCCCATTTCAAACCCTGACACTGCAAAGTCTTAACGATGGTTGAACCGTCAGGCTGTACGTTGGTGATTTTGAGATTTGAGAAATAGTCGAGGCCGATCATGGTATCGGTAGGTACTGTAGGCTCGAGAAGATTGACCTTCATTTGGTCGATTCTGATGCTTGTCGATTGCCTTGTGGCTACGTAAGTCGCAGCAATATTGGCCGCAGCTGCGTCTGTGTCGATTTGAAGCTCTTGCACTGAGTATTGGTGAGGGAAATATTTAGTAGCCGAAGCCACGTTTTCGTAGAATTGAGCCGTGCCGCCTATGCGCTGCACCGAGCATTGGTTAATTATGAGTTTGTCATCGAAGGCGAAAACGAGATTCATATAAGGGATGCCTGTAGTTTGGTTAAATTCGATAGGCGTACCGGAAATAGATGAGACCACGTTGTCGCGTGATCTAAATATTGCCGTGCCGTCTCCTCGGATGTAAAAAGCACCCTGCTCGCTGAATTCCACGTTTTTGAGAGCTGCTAGAGCTGTACGGAGTTTATTAGCGTCAGCCTGCACTATTGAGTTTCCGGTGTCGATTACACGCATATTGCTAGGAAATTGCACAGCATCGAGAAGCTTATTGATGCGAGTGCCTGTTGGTTGGTCGCTACTTGCATGCTCGACAAGCTCAACCTGAGACAGCTGGAAAAGTCTAAAAGCATCGCTGCAATAAATATCGACGTAAGCTGTTTCCTGATTGACAGGGTAGTGATAGCGATATTCGGTCACGTAACCGCTAAAAAGGTACGAAGTGCCAGCGCTAGTAGTAGCAGCTACTCGAATCTTTCTCATTGGAGTCAGGTAACCAAAATAAGGGCTGCTCGGATTTTGAGGATTGAAGTCCGAATTTGGATCTAACACAGATACGACACAAGTGCCAGCGATGTAAGTATCAGACTGAATCGCACGGCCTCGGTCAATTGTGATTTTGTAAGTCTGAGAGGTCAAATCGACTACCGGCTCAGGTACTTCACTTGAAGCAAATTGAGATACGCCTATGATGCCGTACTTTTCGTCACCGATAGTGAAGGGATAGCCGAAGGTAGCTCCTGAGCTGAAGTCGAAGCTTACGGATATATTGGCAGGAAGCGTCACCAGTTAAAACCGCCGGTGCGACGATCTACATAAGATTGGTTGCCGTTAAGCGATTGACCCTGTGAAGCTACTGCGAGGTCTTTTCCATCGAGCTGAAGCACTACAGTGCCTCCGTTTCCTCCTGTGACGCCGGTTGATGAAGATGATGAGCCACCGTTGAGGAAAGAATCGAGGGAGTCAATAATCTTTTGAGCATCGTCAGCCGCTTGGAGAGCTGCGAGGGTCGCTGCATCTGTCTGATTGACTACCGCTGCAGCTTGAGCAGAGAGGCCAGTCGTGTCGGTCGATGTGTAAGTAGATACGAAAGCGCCACCACCGGCAGCGATTATCTTAATCTTGTCTTGAATCGAGAGAAGGTATTCATCCCAGTGCTTGAAAGGGTTATTTGCATCGGGAAGGCTCTGAAGGAATTTAGCAAGCTCGCCGGTCTTGTCCTGTGAAGCAATAATCTGATTGGTGAGCTTAGTAGCTAATGCATCATTGCCAGCGAGGAGGGCAAGCTGTGCCTCAGCACGAAGCCTGTCTTGATCCGATAGCTTGCCAGCAAGGGCAGCCACGAGCTCGATTTGGTCAATATCAAAGACGCTCTTAGCAAGAGCCTTTGCCTTATCAATCTTGAGTTGCTTAGCAGCCAAAGTCTTTGCTGCCTTTTCCTTAGCAAGTGTGTCTTTCTTGAGAAGGGCAGCCTGTTGAGCAGCTGTAAGCTTTGTAGTGTCGTCTTTCTTGCGAAGTGTCTTACCCTTTTCGGCAGCTTTGAAGATTGCTCCCAAGGCAGGGTTTTGCACCATCATTAGTTTCTTGCCGAATTTATCCCAAAACCAAGTTGCAATCTGAATAATCTTTTGCACTACTGGATTCTTAATGAATTCTTTGATGTAAAAGGCTGCGCCTCTAAAGACGTCTCCAATAGATTCAGCAAGCTTGACCATGCCGTCTGTGATGCTAGTGATGTCTCCGCTAGATCCTTCAGCAAGGATGGAGAAAGCATCGACTAAACCGTGACCGATTGCCTCTGTAGCTTCACCGGCTGCGTTTTTAATCAGTCCAATCTTGCCTGCATAAGTATCAAGATAGGCAGCATTGGAGCCACCAAATTGACCGTTGAGCTTTCCCATTAATTCTTCAAACGAAAGCCCTGCTAATTCTGCCTTTGAGAGACCCGTCTTATACTTCTCGAGCCCCTTGGTATTACCTGTGTAAGCCTTTGAGAGATCAGCGACCACCGTAGAAAGTGATTCGCCGCTTCCTTTCGCTATGTCAATCGCTTGATTGAGCAAGTCTTGAGAATAAGTGACTGCGCCGGTCGTGGAAATAAGTTGCTGCAAAGCCGGACGAAGCTCTGAATCAGCGACGCCTGAAGCGAGAGTCATTTTGTCAATAAAAGCGGCTATCTCAGGATTGGCAAAACCTAATCCAAGATTATCGACAGTCTTTGCAAGTTTTGCTGCAGCTGCCTCATCCTCTGTAAATGCTTTGACTGCCGCAACGCCAAACTCTAAAACCTTTTTTGCTGCGAAAGCGCCCGCAAATTTCTTAGCGAGTCCACCGACAAGCTTGTCGAGTCCACTGACTGAGCTTTCGGCTTGCTTAAATGCAGGCTTGCCCTTGAATTGGGCGGCAATATCAATCGTTACATTAGCCATGTGATGCTCTCGCGTTCAGTTTATTTGCTGCGGATTCTATCGCCTTTAATACTGCTCCGGTGGCTTTGCCGTTATCTTGAGACCATGCCTCATAGAGCAAGCGGCCTTTGCCTGCCTGAGTATTGATTAGAGGCGGCAGATGTGGCACGAAGTTTCCGCCCATAGTTTTGCGGCCGGCTGTTTCGTAGACTGCGCCGGCTGCGCTCTTATTGTTGAGCTGAGCAAGTGCAACGAATCCTCGAGCGTTTGGCTTCGATGGGCTTGTCTTGTACCCGATGCCGCGCTTTACCTCTGAGATGTCATAGGCGTAGCGGCTCTGATTTTTAGGTGACTTCATCCATCCACTGAGAGGCACTGCAGGAGCGAAACCCCTCGCCTTAGCGGCGAGAGGCTTCAGCACACCTGCGATTTCTCGAGTGGTTTCTTTCCCCAAATCCGGCTCAAACTGACGAAGTGCCTTACGGAGTTCAAGAGCGCCTTTTACGGTTACCGGCATTTTCAATCTCCTTTCCTCTGTCAGTTAAAGCTGCGGAATATACCTTGAAGGTGTAGTCGTCCATATTCAATATGTTTTCAATCGGAATTCCTAACTCGATGGAGATACGAGCCGCCAAATATGTTTTAGATTTCCGATCTATTCTAAAGGGTCGTCGTCTAGCACCTCAACGCCTCTGAGAGTGTCGAGATAAGCTTCGCCAAACGGTTTAACTGTGATGCCGTTTTGACGAAGCCCTTCCCAACTCAACCAAAATACGTCGGTCTGCTTTTGGTCTTCAACGAAAGCTTTGTGAAAACCTTTTTTGGCATATATCTCGAAAGCCCACTCCAATTTAGGAGTGACGGGAATTTCGTGAACAGTGCCATCGACTAGAGTGATTTTTAGTTTTGCCATTGTGTAGCCCTTTCGTTTGGTTTAGAAGCTGCCAGTAGAAGCTACTGCAACCTGTCCGCAGACGTTCCAAGTCACGCTCTGCATCGAGAGGTCACCTGTACCGCCGTTGATGTCGGTCGTGCCGTTGAGCAAAACCGTCATGGTGTAGAGGGGGTTAGCAGCTGAAACAGCTGTGCCCTTTGTTTGGATAAACTTAAGCTCTACCTGTGTGCCCCAGTATTGCTGGAGAGTCTGTAGAACAGAGCCGGTCGCATCATCGTTTAGGAAGTCGAGAGTCACTGATGAAGTCTCGAGCCCCTTGATGTAACGCTTTCCAAAATCTCCCATCGCTGTGACATCCAGTTCGTCAAACTGACGATTGATGGTGATGTTGTTTACGTGGTCAGAAAGGTCGATGGTTGCAACCTTAACGCCTACTTGATTATTCAGAAATACTGCCATTTAGGTTATTCCTCGTCTTTCTTTGACTTTGTGGGCTTTGTTTCTACCTGACCGACTTTGATCAGGAATTCTTTTGTAGACGCGTTCCACGCGTCCATATCTGTGAAGTGATCCATTAGTTTAGCTCCATGACGTGACTAGGCTGATTGCCATTTCACAGGTGAGTAAATCACCGGAGGCGGCAGTCAGGACTTGTGGTTGCGATACTGTGCCAACGTTATAGGCAAGGTCACCCGAAGCGGATGAAGCTGCTAGAGCGTTGAACATTGTGACGACAGATTCCTCGATGCCCTGAAGGTTTCCGGCATTGTCGAATAGAGGCACTGTGATGAGCAATTTCAGGTGAGCAAGAAAACCAACTGAAGCCCATGAGTCATTTGATGGCTCCATGTATGGGTCGTCAGGGATGATGATGACCGAGTTTGCCTGAATCGTTGCAGGTGGATAAGCAAAGACTTGATAGACGGTATTGGCCTGCAGAGCTGTTGCAATAGTCTGCCGAAGCGTCGAGATTGCTGGAGCCGTCATCCGATCATCGACCTTGGGCTGATATAAGGGCTGACTAATCCTCGCACCTTGGCAAGCATTGCTGCGCCAAGGCGATAAGGGCTCGGGGTTATGCCGTCTACGGACACGCCGCCTGAGCTCGGTGCCTGCCTGCTTTGCCAAACATCGATAGCAAGCATGAGAGCAGCTTGACGGATACTATCGATGTCAGCATAAGGGTCGTCTTGTGTATCTGCGCCGAATATCTTGCCGTAAGGCTGAATCAGGCGATAGTTCATATTGCTCTCGGTGGTATTCCACTGCACGAGCGAATAATTCTTCGGGAAGCTGTAATAGCCATAAGGAAAATAATAAGTGAAAAGCGGGAAAGTGCCGGAGCCCTGTGACCACGGATATGTAGCCGTGATGGTGTGAGATCCGTTGAGCTTTGAACCCGCATTTGAAACAGTGACAACTTCGGTTGCAGTAAATGAAACCGGCGCAGAAATTACTGCGGTTGCAATACCGTTTTGAATTGTTGCACCGACAATTGGATAAGAGTCGTACCATAAGTAATGCTGCAAAGATTCGGTTGCAGTTTGGCATACAGTCTCAAGTAATTCATCTGAGTAAAGAGATTGCACTCCGAGGGTATCCCGAAGCTCATCGACTGTTACGAATAAAGCCATCTCTTTACTTCCTTTCATTAAGACCGTAGAGGGCGGGAAGGGCTACCACCCGCCCCCTCGGCGTATTAGTTTTCGCTGATTAGGCGAGGTTGAAGCGGCGTACGCCTGCCGGAATAAGTACCTTACCGACTCCGTAGCCATACAAAGCCGTCTGCACAGCCATATTTGAAACGACGTTTACAGAGAAGAAAGCCTCAGGAGATTCCATCCATACAGCTGTCTCAGGTGCGATGATAAATGCAGATTCATCAACGAGACCTGATGTAACGTTCTTATCTACGTAGAGATCAAGTCCGAGGACGTTGCCCTTGATAGATGTTGGTACTGCATTACCTGCAGCGTTATATGGTGAGATAGCGTTATAGATAGGGCGTCCTGTCGTATCTGTGTACCCCATGATGGTGCTCCACCAATCGGTATTAGCTACGATGTTTGACGCGAAGTATGAAGAACCCTTGTAAGCCGCTGGAGCTTCAGTTGAAACGAAAGAAATTAATCCTGCGTTTGTAGCTGCAACACCTGTTGCCTGTGTTCCCTGTGCCTGAAGCACTGCAATCATTGCGTTATCTGTTGCGAGCTTGTAAGCGCGCTCCAGCTGAATTGCAAGCTGGTCAAAGAAAATTGGATCTGAACGCTCGAGGAGAGCAAGGTCAATTGTCTGCTGGCCTGCATAGCGCTGCAAAGTCATTGTTTCATAAGATGAAGTCATCGCTGTATCTGATGGCGCTGTTCCATCCTGTGGGTTCACTGCAACTGTTGGAGCAACGTTTGAACCGCCGCCTGCGCTAGTTACGAGTGCAGGAATATTTACCTGAAGTCCGCTTGAAGGCGCCGCCATTGTAGTAACAGCATCAATTGTAGGACGACCAAAATTCGTATTGCTTACGAAAGTTGAAAGGTAGTTGATTGGATTAAATGCAGGGTTGCTTGTGAAGTTTGAATCTGTTGCAACGAGGTTACGACGATCTTCTGACGCAGCAACGAATTCACGTGACTCTGCATCGCCAAGAGCTGCCTTAACCTTGCGCTCTACGTACTTACCCATAGATGTAATGTCGTGGCGTGGCGCACCTACTACGTAAGACGCTGCCTTGATTACTGGGCGTGAGGCTTCTGCAGCTGCAGCTGCCTCTGTTGTTGCGGGAGCTGTATCTTCTGACACAGTTGCCTCACTTTCTGTTTGGGTTTCGGTTTCTTCTAATGCGCGCTCAGCGTCTTGGATTTCTCGAAGACCATCGACTGCATCAGAAATTTGATTGATGAGTGCATCTTCAGCCGTTTCAAGGGCTTCCTCAGCAACTTCATCCATGTCGCCGGCTTGTGCAACGACGCTTAAAACGCGGGCTTCAGAAAATGCAGGGCTCTCGACTAGAGAGACCTCCTGCAATAAAGCTGATGACACGATGATGGTGCCGTCCTTGCGCTCGCGAGAAGCAAGGACTTCAACACCCACTGAAAGCCCGTCGATTAATCCTTCAGCTGCCATGACCAAATAATCTTGCGCCTTGCTTGCAGCGCTCAACTTAAATACACCGTTGATGCCTGTAGCTGTTTCATTAAACGACTGTGCGCGACCGATTGGGTCATTTGTATTGTGCTGTGCAAGAAGCTTAATCTTTGAAGCTGCAGGAATCTGAATTGAACCGCGCTCGAAAATTACATGGCCTACGCTTGTATTGCCAATAGATCCGAAAGGCACAATCTGTCCGGAAACGATGCGACGATTTCCGTCGGCCGCTTCAATTGGAGAACTAAAGGTCAGTTGCATCAGGTATCGACTCCTCGATAACGGTAGTAGGTGGCTTGATTTCAGAATCAGAGCCGTCAGGTGTCAAACCTTCCATCTCTTTTGCTTGATTAAGGTCAATCAAGCCGAGAGAGAGAAGCTTTTCAGTGACAGCAAGACGATCTTGAGGATTAGAGCGAAGGAAGGTCTCGTCTACGGCGAAGCGCACGACCTGTCCTCGAGGAGTCAGATCATCAAGTGAGAGCCTGTCCTCTACGCAATTGATGTAAGGCGCCAAGGTGTAAGCCATAAATTCTTTGCGAGCATCCAACACGTTTTGGTATGTAGAGCTGCGATTATGCTCTGCGTTAATCATCTGCGCTGGAATATTGAGCAAACGCGCAATTTGTGCAGCCATTTGCTCTGATGAATCATTATAAGACATTTCTGATGGTGAGTATGAAGTCGGTACGTACTCAAGGCTGTTAGTTAAGTATGCAACGCTGCGGGTCTTACGAGCGTTCAACCAAGTATTGAGAAGTGCTTGAATAGAATTATCAGGAAGGTCAGCGCCGTTATTGCGCAAATATCCGGTGGGCTGCGGTGAAGTCATTGCAACTGATACAGCTTGCTCGACATTAATTGCAGATTGAATTGTTCGCTGGCCGCGCATCAATAAGCCCTGATCGAAAGACTGAAAAGTGATGAGAGAACCGACGCCTGAATCCGGTACACGAGTACCGTTCACCATGTAGTAATCAACTTCCTGACTCATTGGGTCAAGCTTTGTTGAGATGTGTGAGTTTTGAATAAACTTAAATGATGCAGGTCTGAGGTCGTCTGCGAAAACCGATTCGACCTGCCAAAACGCCTGACCATAATAAATGAGCGAGTCAATCGTCCACGCAATCGTAAGGGAGCGGGGCGCACGAATATCAGGCTGACGCAACCATGCAGGTGCATCAGTAATTTCTTCACCTGTTGAACGAGAATAAAGCTCGAGAGGAATTCCTGAAATCGTACCTTTAATCAATGACACGCATTGCGCCACTGCAGGCACAGAGGCCGCAGCTTGACGATCAATTGGAGAGCTCCAGTTATTCCAGCCGCCGAAATTTCCCATCGCATAAGACGAGCCGAAAGGAGCGTCGTAAATTGCAGGGTTTACTTGAGCCTGAATCTCTTTAGGCTTGCGATTTAGGATTCCCATAGAGGAGCATTATACGCTACGAGGCGACATATATCGATGCAACTTGCTGCGGCTTCATTAATTCTGAAACGACCATGGCCGTGCCGATTGCTCCCGAAATATCGCCTGCGGATTTGCGCTTAACGATTCTCCAGCTGGAGTCGTTCGTTTTTGCGGCGCAATTGTTCATCATCTGAACCCACACATCTTGACCCTTGTGAACCATACGCATATTGTCGAGGGCATCCTTTAGATCAGTGCAAGCGGTGTAGAAAGCGGCTCCCGATACATCCTGCACGACTTGTCCGGCATTAGCCAAACGGTCTGCGATGGATTGCGTGGCGTATTTATCGAAAAGTATCTTTCGAGGTCTGTAGGTATCAGCCCACGTTTTAATATCGCCGGCAATCTTCAGCTCATCTACTGAAACTTGTGACTCCCATGTTTGGAGCAAGCCAACTCCGATTCGACCATCCGGCAAAATCTGACCAGCAACCAAAGCCGCATTGCGGCGACTCGGACTGACATCGAAACCGAATACCGTGAGGCCACCGGCTGGAATTTCCAGAGAAGCGTCAGAGCATGCTTCAACACTACCGTGGCTCCACGGACTCGAAAGGCTGTCAATCCATTGGCAGAGCAACTCAGTGCGGGTATTCTCAATCGGGCTAGTCGCGACAGCTTCCTCAAGTGTTTCCTCCGTTACTGTGTAGCCTAAAGCGGGATTGCTTAGAGCCCATGCATTACGATCATCAATTTTGCAAAATTGCGGAGCCGAATATTCATAAAATCCGAAGGTCTTCGGTGGATTCTCTAAAGCTCGCTCTCGGAGGCCATTGAGGACAACAGAGAACGCATCGCCTGCGTTACTGCAGAGAAGTGTCGTAGCGTTTGGGCGAGCTCTAGTTGTAGGAATAGCAGCTCGGTATCCCTCCTCGCTGATTTCTCGGACTTCATCGATGAATAGGAAGTCAGTTGAACGTCCTCGGGAACCGTCACGCGTGGCCGCGACCACATCGAGTCGAGTGCCGTCGTGCATTTCGATGCACTCTGATCCATTAGCAAACCTTATCTTTTTGACGAGCGCTTTAAGCGCGGGAGTGGATTCTAGAGCGTCAGCTACGAGGCGAAAGGTCTCGAGTGCCATAGCTCTATTGGATGACATGATCAGCACGTTTTTAGATGGCCATTTACATAGGTGAGCAAGGATAAGCATGCGAGCAAGATGACTTTTGCCGTTTTGTCTCGACACAAGGCAAAGCGAGGCCTTCCTCACGAACATATCTCGAGCGTCCACGACGAGCATGTCTTTCAACACGAATTCCTGCCATGGGAGCAAAGGCATTTCAATCAGATTAGCGAGCTCTATTACATCATCGACTTTTGATTTCCCTTTGAGCAGTGGGCTGTGCAATCTAGGCTTAGTAGCCCCGATGAGTTTCTTTTTACGAGGCGCCATTATTGGCCTCTTTCAGCTTAAATGGAGGCGCAAAAGGGCTGTCAGCCTGCAACGCGGTCTGCATCGGGGAGATTAAGGAAGA